CGCTCCGATTATCCACGCTTAGTTCAATGATCCTCTCTTTCATAAGCTCCCTCCTATCCCATATTTACAATTACTTCTACAAATTTCTTTGCTACTTTATCAGCCATCTCATCAATATCATCCTCTGACCGGACATTGATGGTATCTGCAAGTTTGGCAATCTGGACTGTGATGCTTCCGAGGAATCCTCTTGCGCCACCGGACGAAGTGCTGCCCGGTACCTCCATGCCGCCCCTGCTTTCCCTGATCCGGTCGATCAGAGCCGAAAGATGCTGGTCAATATTTGTTAAAATGCCGATAACAGAGGACATTCCTCCGCCGTTTCCGGAGGATGCTGCCATGCTTCCCTGCACTACGCCACCGAATGCATTGCTGGTCAGAGACACACTTTCCTTGTTTGGAAGTATCCTGGAACCTCTCGGCAGATTTACAAGTTCTGGTCCTTCCTCACCTACCCAAGTAAGTCCACCACGCCAGTTGTTGTCTCCAGCCGCATTCTTTCCAACGTTTCCTGATCTGCTGCCTCCAGAGCCTGCAATCTTGGCTCCTGTGCTGCTGATCCAGTCCGCCACCTTACCGATAGCTGAGCCGATTCCTTCCACGATAGGCTGAACCACGCTCCAGACGCTCTCCAAGATACTCTGAATTCCTGGGAATACGCGCTGTACCACGCTGAAGACAAGCTCGAATACACTAATGCACAAATCCATAATAGGTGAGATCACGCTCCAGGCTGTGGTCAATACAGAACCGATTGCCGGGCCAGCTACTGCGATAACTTCCTGGATGAAGCCCATCCGCTCTCCGATGAAGCCGATCACAGAACTTACTTTCTCACCAATGCCATCGAATATTGTACTGAAAACAGGGGCAAGCGCCACAACAGCCACACCGATAGCCGACACCAGCCCTGCGATAACCGGCGATGCCTGAGAGATCAGGCCACTGATACCAGAAACCACACTTGAAATCACCGGGAGTATTACTGGAAGCATAGTTGAAACAGTGTTCACAATGCTTCCAATTGCTGGGGCACTGGCTACTGCAGCCTGACCAAGGGAATTTGTTATGCTCTTTCCGAAAGATACAAGTTCCGGTATAGCCGCTGAAAACTTGGAACCCAGGTTTCCGATACCATCAAACGCCTGGTTGACTGCGCCGCTCATAGAAGATGGCAGTGCGCTCACAATTCCGTCTTTCAGGCCCTTGACGATTTCTCCACCAGATTCTTTAATCTTCGGAGCAGCCGCCTTTATACCTGTTTTCACAGCTCCAGGAAGCGCTTTTACGACTCGTCCAACCATCGGAACCGCATTCTTGAACAGGAACGTGCTGGCCGTCTCCACTACAGAGCCCATAGCGCCTTCTACATCACCGCCACTCGCCATAAAGCCAAGCAGATTTTTAACTGCGGACTTCATGGCTCCGAAAGATCCGCTGAATGTGGTCGATGCTTCTCTCGCTGTGGTTCCTGTAACATCCAGTTTTTCCTGGATCACATGGATCGCGTTATACACATCCGCCAGATTATCCAGGTTATACTTAACTCCAGAAATTTTCCCAGCATCCTTTAACAGACGCTCCATTTCCGACTTCGTACCACCGTAACCAAGTTTCAGGTTATCCAGCATGGTGTAGTTCTGCTTGGCAAAGCCCTGATAAGCGTTCTGGATAGAACCTATGTCGGTACCGAATTTATTCGCGTTATCTGCCATATCTACCATGGCCTGATCCGCCACTGTGGCCGCTTTTGCCGTATCACCCTTTAAACTGTTCAGCAGCGAAGCTGAAAAGCTGGTGACAATCCCGCTGTTTCAAAGGCTTTGTCCGCATTCGCTTTGACTGTATCCGCATCATCCTTGAATAAGGTCTCGACACCGCCACGGCTCTGCTCCAGCTTCGCACCTTCGCTTACCGATGCTCCCACCACTGCAGTAGTGGCCGTGGCCGCTGCGATTGCAACCGGTATAACAACCTTGGTTCCCAGTTCTTTCATTTTTCCGCTGATAGCAGAAATTCCTTTGCCGGTAGCATCCTTGATCTTCACTACCGGCTCGGCAACCTTTTTCCCAAGATCTTTTACACGGCTTTCTACCGCTTTAACTTTCGTTGTGGCCATGTCCTTTACAGCCATGGCCGTCACTACTTTTTTCCGGAGCGGTTCCATTTTGGACTTCAAGCTATTCAGTGCCTTGGTTGCCGGAGTTGCATCCAGTTTTGCCTGGTACTTTTCCTTCCAGGTTTTCTCCATCTCCTCACGGGTTTTCTTAACATCCTCCCGGAAAGAAGTTTGTTCTTTCTTTATGATCCGGAGAGTTGCCGTGACATTATCCTTAATGCTAATACTTCCTATCACACTCATTTGTCACTTGCACCCCCGTTCCCTTCAAAAGCAAACAGCTTTCTTCTTTCCTCTATGGCCGTCTCCATGGAAGCAAAATAAAAGAGCCTTTCCTCCAGGCTCAGATTCAGGATATATTCAGGTGTGATTCCCTTCTGCAGATAAAAGTGCAGGAAATAGGTTTCTCCGTCTCGGCTTATGAGTTTTTTAATTCTTCAACCACAGTGACCTTCTTATTTCCGAGTACACCGGAAAGCTTCATGATCTCTGTAGCGATTTCTGTTATCTCGCTCATTTCAAAGATATTCACCACTTCCGGATATGTCTGGATCAGTCCCTGATTCATCATCTCCTGTGCGACTTCTTTTAAGTTCGGTTCCACAACGGCCAGATAAATCGTATATTTATCTGCCGCATTCGGATCGTTCTCATCTTCGATTTCCGTACACTCTACGATTTCAGGATAATCCAGGTTGCGGATTTTAATATTTTCATCCAAGCTCGGAATATGTAATGTGCGGTATTTTCTGACCTTTTTCTCCTGAAAGCGCTTGATCGCCTTGTTAGTAAAACTCTTAAATACCTCGCTCTTATCTTTATCCATGACTGTTTCCTCCTCTTATGCTGCAATCTGATCCAGGTTCTGCAGATCAGACGGTGTGAAGCCGATGCTGGTTTCTTCCTCGACAATTCCGCCTTTTTCCCAGTTGACCACCGGAAGTTCAGTGTGCCATACATTGTTAGCTGACCAGCGCTCTGTCTGTCCATTCACGGCATCCGGATCTTTCAGTTTTGCAATAATCTGGCAGCGCACATCCTTGCCCTTCTTCCAGCTTTCCAGGATCGCTTTTGCCCTGGTATAAACCTTTTTTACGGTATAGGAGCCTTCTCCCTTTAATCCGGTAATCTTAGAGTCCACATCAATGCCGATCTGGACATCTTCACGGTTGGCCGTTACCTTTAACTCGATCTTAGAAAATTCAAAGATTTTCTCGCCATCGATCCAAAGCTCTCCCCAGGTACCGGAAAGAGTTTTGTTGCCTCTGATACTTCCCGTTTTTGCTCCGCCCACCGCCGTATCATCCATTTCTGATGTGTCAGTGCCCCGTCCTTCCAGGTAATTCCTCTGGGCATCTACATCTACAGATACGGTATTGTCATAACTGCGATCCAGGACATCCCCAAGAAGCTCCTTATGGTAAGAGCTGATGGCTGCCACAAACATCTGCTTGTTGTCATAGTCATTGATGACTTTGCCCACATAATACTTTTCAAATGTATCCCGGATATCATCCATGTAGAGATCCATGCCCTCCACGATCTTGATCTTCCGAAAATCTTCCGTTTTAGTGGCAGTAAAGGAAGTCAGGCTGTTCACACCGCGCCCAATCTTATTCTGGCTGCCATCAAAGGTAAGGATCAGTTCGCCTGCATCGATCCGCTCATTCGGATCATCCGGCACTTCTGCCGAAGAAACATCGTTCAAAACATAAAAGGTACTGCTTCTGGAAAGAGACAGTCCAGCAAGGATTCCTGCGATCCGCGCACAGTATTCCGCTGCAGTATGCTTTTTCCCGGTAACAGATGAGGTAATGTTCTCTGTGGTAAAGTTGATAATTCCCTCATGATCTCCCGCATAATGGGGAAGAACTACCTTGAAGGTCTTCTTTTCATCATTGCGGTACTGCTTGATCCAGGCTCCGATCATCGTAGTATCTGCCGCCTTAATTCCAGGGATGCACAGATAATTCCATTTTAAGTCCTTTAACTTCTTCAGAACCGCATTGTAGCTTTCTACATTGGTGGCCACTCTCATGGCGATCACTTTTGAAGGCGCTCCTTCATAGATCAGCTTCAGATAATTGTAGTTATCCTCCGTCCACTGAGTGAAATCCACATCATCCACTTTGTTGTAAACATTCTGTTCTTCACCTTCCGTGT